GAACTCAAAACCTTTCATATTTACTATTATATAGATTATTTAATAGGCTGACACACACCCCTTCTCGAAGCAATATACTCTCGCAGTGTATATCCATGTGAACCATTACTTTCAACTAGGGTATGATTAACCAGGTTTGGATCGAACATATCCCCATGTGTTTCACATAATAGACAGCGAACTGTTGGAACTTCACCTGGTTCGTGTGTGTGCATCTGAATATCTCGCTTTTTGTTGCGCTTCGTTTTTTTAGTGACCACAGGAGCATCGGGGTCATGTCTCTCACAAAACGTCTTACCATCAATACACTTATTACGACACGGATTACCCCTAATATTAACCCCACTACATGACTGTCTTTTTACACGGGGTTTTTTAGGAGGTTTCACGGGTTTGAGTGGTTTTGAGTGAACTTTACATGTATCACCCCCTTCAACGCAGAATTTACGACATTGCGTACCCTTAGCTGTCATGCATGGACATCTCGTGCGAACACTTTTGACTTTTTTTGGTTTTATTTGCGCTTTTAGAACATTGTTCTCTTCCTCTAATTTCTGCCGCTCTCGTACAACACCACGGAACTCGCGCTCGATATCATTCAGGAGCCTGTCGATAGTGTCAGGGATATGGTGCTCTTTTAATTGTTCCCGGAGTTTGATAAAGGTTTCCATTTTACTTAAAGATAAAAGTGATCACTCGCAACTTAAGCCATATTTTTTTATCGAAACACTGTAGATGACGACATCATTACAAGATATACCTAAAAAAATACAGTATATCGTCGTCGATTCCGAATACGTCAACGGTTCAAATAATACATTTTCTCTCGACCTCACTCTCAAATCGAATACACATGTCGAGGATAGTAGTCGTGTTCTTGGTGTAAAACTCGTCGACTTTTATATTACGCAGGTAGGCGATCAGACACCCAATTCAGACAGTCACCCAAGCGATATAGCCAAATATGTAGATATCATATGCCCAGATATACCTCAACGTGCGCAGATGCTTGACGAAAGACATGGTCAGATTTTTGCCAGGATTCCATTGGAAAGACATTATAATCATGGATCACATACGATACTTCGCGATAAACAATGGAAATCATTCCGACGCCAAACAAATTATTTTAATCCGATATCGATCAAGAAACTCAATTTCAATATATATGAACACCAGGACGATGGCGGATACCACACTCTTCAACCAGATTCCAAATGGTATATGATTTTAGAAGTGACATCCGTTGATATCAAGGAGAAGCCTGTAAACAGGGAAGCGCAAATATTAGAAGCTCTTTACGCTCTCATCGGAAAGATCGATCTTCTACATGAGAGTGTTCAGAGATTACCTAATAAAGAAGAAGCTGAAAACATTCTCATTCAAACCAAACGTAAAAAATTTTCATTCAATTATATCATCATTGCATTTGTAACACTTCTCGCAGGGTATATTTATTATGTCAATAAAGTCCGTGCAAGTATAATACCAACACCATATTAAAATATTTGACTATTATAATATGAATAAAAATATCACGGGGATTGTGGTTATTGTCACGATAATCATAATCGTCGCAGTCGTTATAATAATGAAAAATAGCGCAAATTCTAAAAAAATGGAAGCGTTGATACGTGAAGCAGAATTGCGTTCGATTGAACGTGAAGCTGAATATAATGCGAGAAAGAAAGACGAATCAGTCGTCGAAATAGTATCCACCGTGGTCAATACCCCCACTGAAGACGTTGAAATCGTCGGCGACCAATCTCTCATGTTAGACGAAGATCCATCTGACGAATATGATGAAATGGCAGACAATTCGGGTATAAGCAAGATAACACCCCCTCAAATAAATGAAAAATGGGTAGAATCTCGTCAGGTCGAACCAGTGAAAGATTTATCTGTAGGTATTGCCATCGCCAATGATGTTTCCAAAAAAGAAAATTTACAGACTGGTAAAACGAGTTCCAAATACCCGATCGAAAAGGGAACTGGAGTTCGAGCCGAATGCGCCGACGGGAAATGTGGGGATCCTTCGAAATACCCCCAACCGAAACCATTAGGTTCGGTCAGGAGAATGGATGGTACATATTCAAACCCGATAGAGCTGGCACGTAATGCTGCCAGAAATGCTGCGCAGAAGCGCGATTCTGATATTAAACGTGTGTTAGATGAAAAAGTGCAATTGCAAGCTAAATCTGCGATGATGCAACGACGAAAGTATGCTGATACCAGCAATATACAACAATACGACGTCAAACCATCAAAAGCACCACCGGCAAATTTATTGAGACCCATGGGACCTTCTTTCGGTTCGATGAGACCCACGAGACCTTCTTTCGGTTCGATGAGACCCACGGGACCTTCTTTCGGTTCGATGAGACCCGCTGTAATGCCACCTGATCATGCCATGAAAATTCGACAGGCTGCTATGGAAGCTGCTGCAAAAGCTGAGGAAGAAGAAAAAATGAAGACTGTCATGAAAGTTCGACAGGCTGCTATGGAAGCTGCTGCAAAAGCTGAAGAAGAAGAAAAAATGAAGGCTATCATGGAAGCTCAACGAGTTGCTATGGAAGCTGCTGCAAAAGCTGAGGAAGAAGAAAAAATGAAGGCTGACATGGAAGCTCAACGAGTTGCTATGGAAGCTGCTGCAATGAAAGTAGAGGGATATGAAATCATGAAACCGTTAGGTTCTATGGTATATTAATCATCATCGACATAAAGAATACACATGTATTACATATAACAAGTATGTCATATACGTGCATCAAACCCGTAACCATGTACACGGAAGCGAGTGCTAATAAACGTAAACGTGTAAGAAAACACCCCAAATCTGCAGATGTCGATAAAATCCTCAAACAAAATAAACGTATCAAAACGGTCATTCATAAACGGCGTGACAATACAAACTGGAAAAGTAATAACCGACGACTCGTTCTTGAAGAGCTTGTATCTTTTCTAGACATATTGGATGATGTCGTAGATATCTTTGAGAGTGAAGATTTCGATTGTGGTGAAGTACCTGATGAGTTAGATTTGAATTAATGAAACGGTTAACCTCCCTCACTTTTCTAGTTAGATATCTTGATCATATTTAACTAGTAAATCGCGTTTTTTATTTTTATTTATACACCAGGTAACGCCTTCTTCTTAGGGGCAGCCTTCTTAGGAGTCGCCTTAGGTGCAGCAGCTACTGGGGAATCTGCAGCTTTCTCACCCTTAGGACCCTGAGGACCAGGGGGACCTGGGGGGCCAGCGGGGCCGGGGGGGCCAGCGGGGCCGGGAGTACCCGATCCGCCACTTCCACCTAGTTCACACTGATCTAACAACTTACCAAGCAGTGTATAGAGTTTGGTTTTATCAAGCCTGACACGTGTAATCTCATCTTCAATCTCCTGGCGAAGCGAACTCATAGTTATATATATAAAGGAAATATTATCTTTAAAGTAAATGTTACTCATTGGACCGACATTGGCCTCTGGGATTGGACAACACGCGAAAAAGTATACACAAGTATTCACGCCACGAGCTGAGTATTACCAGATAGGGACAACATTACCCGAAGATAAACATGGTCTTATTTTCATTTTACCCATTCCTCAACATTTGAAGTACGTCGAATATGTCAAAAGTCGCGTTAAAAACTTGAGCTGTATGACTGTGTGTGAGACAGAAACTGTTCATGAAGACTACAAAATGATTATGAACGAGTTTAAAACTGTCCTGGTACCTAGCGAATTCTGCAAACGGGTCTTTTCTAGACAATTTCCTGACAATGAATTCAAAATCATACACGCACACATCCCATCACCTACACCAAAACCATACACATTCTATTTTATAGGAAATGCGATGGATCCACGTAAAAATTTCAAAGATATCCTACAGGCATTCGTGCGATTAAACGAACCGAATACACGTCTATTAGTGAAAGCAACTTGTAACAAGGATATAACTATTCAATTCCCCCGTGTAGAGGTTGTCAATGGTCTAATTTCAGATGATGAAATGGATGAAATACATTGGAGAAGTGATTGTTATGTAAGTTTTTCAAGTTCAGAGGGTGTTGGAATGGGTGCAATTGAGGCAGCTATCAGGGATAAACCTGTCATCATCACTAATTACGGCGGTGCACCAGAATATATAAAAACATCCTATACGATTGACTGTGAACTTCAAGAACTAAGCCAAGATGATTTCCTATTCAAGAAGGGTATGAAATGGGGAAAACCAAACTTCGATCAACTCTTGGAGTTCATGAAACATGCATATGAAAACAATGTACGTACATATAATCACGATTTTACGAGAGGACTTGTTTGTAGAAACAACATTTTACGAGAATTCACGCTCAATGTAACCGGCGACGAACACGACAATACCGGTGAGTAAGGCACCCGATGTAAGCGATCCTTTCTGAGCGATGAGCATCATGTTGATTTCATCTATGAATGTGACGCCTGTGGGTTTTTTAATAGTTTCAGGTATCATCTTCGCGAGAAGTAGATACACAATCATCGAAATGATGACCGGCTTCAATGTATCCTGATCTAACATTTATATATACAAACAAAATAATACTAAATGTTAACGACGGGCTTGACACCCAATACACTTTCACTCTTTTTCACACTGTGCTTTTTACAGTAACACCCATTTACGGATTTAAATGCACACTTTTTCCCCTTTAAAGTGAGAGCCTGACATGTCCGATCAGTGTATTTCTGTTCTCTAACAGCCGTAGGCACTTCATCTAGAACGATCATCGTACGTGAGTTCTTCTTCGCCTCAAGTTCCCTGTACCTATTTTTCATCTTAAAAATACTCCTAGCCAAATGCTCACATGCATCATCAACCGTGTCTTGGCCACGTACCAGGAGTGCCGAATGAACCGATTCCTCGTAGGTTGCCATATTGATTGTCTTGTATATCTTACATTTACGATCTCGACTTAGGTTTTATTTTGTTTTCTTCACAGTCCGAGACTTCATTAAAATATCCCCCACTGCGAGTCCATCTTTCACGACCTTTTCAGATGGACATCATTTAAAGTATACAAACATTTTTAATTCAAGTATGCACATCGCCTGGTATAGAGAATGTTACGTGTGTCAGGCTCCATTAAATCCTGTCGTACGTACACGGACCAGTGACAATAAGATATTCGTACGACATTATAAAAAAATACGACCATTATTCGTGTATAACAACGAAAGATATCATTCATTTGTAAATGGTTCAAAAATAAAACCAGTATGCTTTTCATGTTTTTCGCATAAACCGAAACCAACGATTACTTCATTAAAAGATCGCGAACTTGGTTTATGTCGACACGTGTTGCCTAAAAGTAAGGCAAAGACACGTGACGAAATAATGTCATGGTATAGTGGACTTATTCGAGAAGCATGTAAAAGAGGATTAGATATACGTAGATGATTACACTTCATCCAATTCCATCTGATATTTTTTCATTGTCTTTACGTGTTCACCCTCGTCATCTCGTACTTTCACAAATACGTCATATAAATTATCGACATTATCATAGTAATTCGTGGCTATGGCTGGAGGTTTTAATAGGGATAAAATAACACCGTGAGTGTTAAGAAATTCGTCGTATGTATGATAAGCGTGCTCTTCTATTTGTTCTGATAGGTTATAAGCCATCGAAGGTGACAACAGATATATCAGACACGTAATCCAGTAATATGCAAAAGCCGTATGTTGTGCAAAAAATCGGTCGATAAACCGCTTATCACCACCGAGATCTTCCATTATAAGAAGATGGTGATATTCATTCATAGTCTGTGCAAAATGTGTTTCTATGTAGTCAGCCTTTCTCCATAACCCGACGGTTTCATAAAGATGTAAAATCGATACAAACGAAAAGTATGGAACACGTGCAACTGTTTCAAGAACATAGAAGCGGGCATATTCTCGATCCTTGTAAACCCTGTCTATGACGTTTACAGCTGTTCGAACGATTGTCCTATTGACACGCTTCTCCAGATTACGTGCGATGGGAAACTTATTTCGATTAGATGCTAGAATGAGCATATACTAATTGTAGAAGTTAATATCCGCGACTCTCTTCACCTGCACCTATATGAATAGGTGGTGCTTCCAGTATCTCAATTTCGAATTTATCCTCCTGAGTTTGTGATGGTTTCACGTATGCTATACGACAGTCGTTCGCTTGAAGAACCATATTCCCTCTAGGCGTCGGAACAGCGACGGGTTTACAGAGAAGAGCGAACATTATTATAATATCAAAATATAATAATGAACCATTGCCTAGTCTTCGGCGCCAGGGGACACCTGGCGAGAACCCGTATCATTCCAGCTCTCAAGAAATTGGACTGCCCTCACACCCCCATTTCTAGGCAGCAAGTGGCGAACCTCGAACACCTCAGAGACACCGAGAATATCGTGGCGTACATGTCTATCCCCACGCACAACTTTTGTGAAAATGTGGAACCCTACATCGGCCTCGTCGATGCGACGTACATCCTAGAGAAACCCCATGGCCACTCCAAATATGATTTTGAGAGAATCAAAGATTTCATTGATGAAAATAATTTGAAAGTTGTGTATAACGACCACTACCTCGGTAAAGATGTTTTGAGATTTATCCAGACTCCAAAGAAGCTTGAATCCATCAAAATCAAGTTACATGAAAGTGGTGATATGAACGAGAGAATTAATTACTTTGATACTGTGGGGATTGTAGGAGACATGTATCAAAGTCATTGCGTTCTTTTGTTCGCAACAATCATCGCGAAACATACATTCAGAAATCGTGAAGAGATCTTAAAAGAATTGGGATCAATCGAACCAGAAATAATTCAAATTGCGAGAAAGTTAGAGTACAAGGGTACAGCGCCCACAGAATGCAAAATCAAAATGACATACAATGGTATTGAACTAGAAGCAGACCTCGCGAAAATGGTTTCAAGTGACAAATATATTCTCATGAATGAAAATGACAAATGGGATCTTGACTTGGGCGGGTGTGCATATGAAAACGTACTCAGGGAAATCAAACACGGTAACAATCAAATTTTCCTACAAAAGAAGGAAGTTGACTATCTATGGGATCATGCCTCGATTATCTCGTGCTGACCAAAATAGTTGCGCTGTGCCATAATAAATTTCATAGATGTCGACTTTTCATGAATGAAATCATACTGAGAAAGTGCAGCTTGTACAGCTGGACACGGAATACCCGCGGCGACGCAGTACATCACCATGACTCGCGCGTTTTCAGCTGTCTCCTCGATAATAGTGCGATAGTCTTTACCAATCATCGGACATTCGATGATGGTACCCGAAGACCAAGCCTGCTTGATACTCTCATTAGAGACGTGTCGAGTATCCATGAGGTCATATCCCTCGAGGAGGGATGTTGCAAAAACAAACCGAAGCGCGTCCACAGCGACTGTAAAATCAATGGCGCAGTTTTTATGATTGGCTGTATTAACCGCCTTAACCGTACGGCTCGTGAAACGTGTATTCACGGCGGCGTTAATAGTGGGAGTGGGAATGTGATATTCCATACCAATTTCAGAGCACCATAGACCCGTGTTGTTCATGTGTCCGATATCCGCAATCCTGTTGAAATCGTACTCATGAAGTACATCCATCGCCGACTTGGTGAGGTAGCCATGAATATCAGTACTTTCAATTCTCTTCAACACCTGACCCATGTAGTATCCATCTTGATTACAGAATGCGTACACGTCAGCGATACCTTGAAGCATACCATACTCCACACCATTGTGTACCATCTTGGTAAAGTGACCAACTCCATAGTCTTCACCCATGTAAGCGTAACTCTTAGCAAAAGACTTGAAGAGGTCTTCATGTTCTTCAAAAACATTCGAAGGTCCACCAATCATGAGCGCGGGACCTAGGCGAGCACCTTCAGCACCACCGGAGAGACCGGTACCGAGATACCCAATTCCCTTGGATTGACAGAATGCACCTCTATTCCTCGAGGTTCGGTAAAATTCATTCGAACAATCCACGATAGTGTCACCCTTCGTCATCATCGAGCTTAGTTTCTTCACCATAGCATCCGTCGTATCTCCATGTGGGAGAGCTGTAATAATAGTGCGAGGCTCTTTCATATCAGAAACCATCTCTTCAACATTTTCGTAACCCTTCACATGGGATGACTTTTTAACAACCGCCTTCACTTTTTCAGGTGAACGATTACATACATTAAGTTCATGGGACTTCTGAATGTTTAGGGCGAGGTTGCCACCGATAGAACCGAGACCGACGAGACCGAGAGACATTATACACCTCTTAATATCATATGTTTTAAGTTGGTATATGATTTAAAGTTTAGAAGAGTATTACTAACAACGAACAATGTTCTCTGTCGCTAGACCTATCACCATGTGTAAACCGACACCAACTCTAAAACATAACAAACGATTTAAAATCTATTCAACTGCATACAAGTCTGTCGATCCTTACCGTGAAAGTTCTCTGCGATACATGGGTTACGCGAATGAACTTGGCGAAGCCTTCACATCATATCTCCCTGAATGGGGATTACCTGCATCATACTGTGTTGCGGCAGCGTATGTCATGTTTGATACGATTGATAAGGGTGAAAAAGCATATAATGCCGCAGAAGAAGAGGATAAGATGATGGATACAATGAGAATTTCGACTGAAACCTTTACGTGGCAAATGCTCGCGTCGGTATTCTGGCCAGGGTCTATTATCAGGGTTATCGTAAATATGGCCGCTACCATGATTTCCAACAATAACCTAGACAACAATCAATTTATCCATTTTCTCCCTACACTGATCGGTCTTTCAGCTATCCCCATGATAGTGAAACCGATTGATACGACAGTTGATAAGATCATGGAAGGATCCATTTCCAAGGTTATAAACGGTGAAATTAATACACCCGAAGAAGCCCGTACAGCGATGATGACTACCGCCGGTTCGATTTCTGTACCACCGGTCATGTATTGTCTAGCGTCTGTTATCAAGAAGCTCGAAGTCTAAAAGAACCTAAGTTTAGAAATTTTTATAAGAAAAATAGATGTCTCCCAATATTACACAGCAATTACGTATCACACTTGAATATGTCGACCCATTTCAAGTGCGAGTTACATTTTCAACACTCGGGGAAATCGAACGTTTGCGTTTCGAGCGGAGGTGTAAGAATACATATATAAACCCAGACAACTTTGACATATATATCGAGGAGCGTCAGTGTGGTAAGAGTAAGGGAGGAACTGATCGATATTTCTCTATCAAAACAGACCGATGTTTACGAGATATCATGTTCAGGGGTGAACGGCACCAATTTACCCCATCATATAAAAGACTTCGATCGGTTCCGGATGTGTTGAAACTGTATCATCCCACCGACCAGGATATTGATGATTGCATTGATGATTTACTCGAGGAATTCAGGGAACCATTGGTGCCGAAAGCCCCGAAAGCCCCGAAAGCCCTGAAAGCCTCGAAAGCCCCGAAAGCCCCGAAAGCCCCGAAAGCCCCGAAAGCCCCGAAGACTATGGACTTATGTAAATCTCGCGAAATGACGGAAGAAATCGAATATAAAATGTCAAACTGTCACCACCCGAACTGGACCTTTTCGATTCGCGATAAGGGGGGTCACCAACGTACCTTGTGCTGTGAGCCTTCCAATAAAAATAAAAAAGCGTATGGGATTTGTGGTGTAACACAGAGACCTGACTGTACATGCCCCCTCCACCGCAACGACACTTATTGGAGAAGGTTATCTTCCTATGCGTTAACAGACAGAACCACTAAAATCAGGGGAGATACTTATTACTTGAAAATGGTTGTAGGTTTGACATCTGTAGAAGATTATCACCGAAACCTGGAAGACAATTTCAGAAGAACATTCGGTGGGTTGATAAATTCTTCGTATATGGAGAAGAGTTATCTGGAATTGGAGAGAGAAGGTATGGTGATTGATGAGATATATCCTCGGTGTGAAGGCAAGGATTTGAAAACCCACTATGAAATTGCTTATTTCCTAGCAAAAGTCTTCCATCATAAAAACACACAACTGTTAATTCGCGACAATAACCACGCCAGAAAACTCGGAGTTGACACGAATAGGTATAAAATGCTCATAAATGGTTCGAAAGGGGGGGCTGTGGAAGACGTGGCAAAAGAAGATTTCAAACTCATCGTTCCAAGTGACAGTGCTATTTCGTATATGTTGGATTTGGTGACTACTTTTTCAGAAAAAGAACCTAAGTTAGAGCTTTGAATTGTAATAAAACTAAGAAAGTATGGAGAGTGTCCAAAAACTCACACATATAGAACACATTCTCAAAAGACCTGACTCATACGTCGGTCCAGTTGATCTAGGAACCGAACCTTACTGGATCCTTGATGGCCAAAAGTTCACTAAGAAGAACTTGAAATACTCCCCAGCCCTCTTGAAAATATTCGACGAAATCCTCGTCAATGCTATCGATCGTAACTCTCTCCATCCCAAACAGGTCAATTCAATCTCCGTATCGATTGATAAGAATGTGGGTTCAGTGACCATCGAGAATAATGGACCACTTGGTGGGATTTCCGTAAAAATGCATGAGAAAGAGGGTCTATGGAACCCTGAACTTGTATTTGGACACCTCCTCACGAGTACGAACTACGACGATACACAAAAAAGAATTGTCGGTGGCCGCAACGGTTACGGTGCCAAGTTGGCAAATATTTACTCTAGTGGTTTCTCCGTGGTCATCAAGGATCACGAGACAAAGCAGATGTACACCCAATCTTGGTCAAAGAATATGACTGTGTGCGACCCACCAAAAATCAAAAAACATTCGGGTGCTACGTCATCCGTCGCCATTACTTTTACCCCTGAATGGAAACGTTTCGGAATGTCCAAAATGGAAGATACCATCTACAAGATTTTCCAGAAACGAGTTTGGGATGCGAACATTTGTACGACACAGAACTGTAAGGTGAAATTCAATGGCGAAGTTCTTCCAAAACAAAACTTTGAGGCTTATGCTAAAATGCATGAAGGTGTTGATCAGGTTGCATCTGTCACCACTGACCGTTGGTCGGTATGCATCGGGCCAGCAGAGAATGGGATGGAACAGGTTTCATTCGTGAATGGTATCTGCACTACGAAAGGTGGCACTCATGTCGATCACGTGGCGAACATTGTCGCTAATGGTATCATTGATGACATGGCGAAGAAGATTAAACTGAAACCTCCACAAGTTAAGAATGCTTTTACGATCTTTGTAAAGGCCACACTCGAAAACCCGAACTTTTCCAGTCAGGTAAAGTCTGAATGTACAACT